GCCCCGTTGCTCTGTGGCAGCAACCTTCCATTCATTCCCGCCTTCCATCTTCTGCCAAGCAATCTCTTGGGTTCCCCACCGCTTGATCTGAGCGGGGGAGGCTGAGAACCCTACGCGGTCATAGCCGTTCTTTGCGGCGTAGGCAAGGATGCGCTTAACGCCTAGCTCATGCCAATTGTCTTTGTACGGAGCATCCGGTAACTGATTTTCAAATGATAAAAGTTTTTTACGAACATCCTCAAGTTTTGCTAACTGATCTTTCCACCTTTGATCCAATACCTTTCGTTGTGGGTCATCTTTTACTTTATCGGTGATTTCATACCAACTCAGCTCTGCGCCCGTTTCTTCCTTTATTTTTTGTTTTAGTTCTTCCTTGAGCTTGTCGTTGTAATTATCGTATTCGTCTTGGAACTTCCTAAATTTTTCTGTTTCGGCTCGCTCTTCCTGAACAATCTTTTCCCTCGCCTCAACATTTGCCTTATCAAAATAGCCAGCCTCATTGCCCCGCTGATGCCAATCGGACTGCATCTCATCGACATAGAGCATCGGCTTGCCATCGGTCGTGGTTCGATCCTGAACCCGCATATGGAGGAGGACATTTGGTTCGCTCCAATGTGAACCTTGAACATCCGTAAACTCATGATCTGGATAAGAACGGGGGTTAACAATAAGTAACAACTCCCGGTAATTCTGCCCGTTGTCTAATTGATAGTCTGAGAATCGGGTTTCTCCCGCATCCAAAAGTCCTTGAAGCATGGCATCTTCCCGCGCCGCACCCTCGGCTGACTCAAAGTCTCTATAGCCATCACGGCCTATGGGCAGGCCATCGGGGTCTCTGATCATGAACCCCATATCATCGCTACCGGCGATGGTATATCCAGCAGAGTTTCTCCACTCATATTCAGGGTTCTCGTAATACTCTGACTCAGCGTGTTCGCTGGCTACTTCGCTGATTTTTTCATCGACCTCATCATCTATCCGGGAAAGAATGTAGGGATCTTCCAATTCTTCTTTGGAGTACCCATCCATAATCTCTTCACGGATTTTTTCCCTTGACCCCGGAAAATAATTATCAAAATCTTGGACATAGTCATCGGCACGGTCGCTGATATAACTATCGTTATCTACGACTTCGCCTTCACCGAAGTCAAACCCCCGTTCATCGATATCGCCCTGCTTATACTCAACCTCCGCAAACTTTATCTTTTTGTTGTCGATGTGGTTCCGAATCTCATCTCGGGTGACCGACTTCTTGCCTTGTAGGAAATCATTAAGATCGGCGTATTCCAGCTCATCATTGGACACCCCGGCCTTCTTTAGCTCAGAGAGGAAAGCCTCGCCAGACCCCTGCTTTCTCTGCATATTGAGGATGGCCTTCTCCGCGGGGGAGTACAGACCTACCTGATTGGCCGGAGCCTTGACTGTCTCAGGCTTGGCCTTGACTTCCTTGGGCGTAATGACCTGTTCAATTGATGGGCCAACGGCTTCCATCGACAGCCCGACCGGCAGCGGGGGCAGCTCCTTAACCTTATCCAAGGCACCGCTCATCATGCTTTGCACCTGGGGCTTGACCCCGCGGACACCAGCCAATTGGGCTAACTCCGGCATGATCGGGGGGATCTTGTACTTAGTCTCAATCTCTTCTAAGAACTTGCCCACATCCTGAACATAGGGCATCGCCTCAGCGGATATGTCGCCCGGAGCCATGAAACGCTCCACGGCCTCTTCCCCCGCCCGGATACCCTCTTGACTACCGAACTTCCCTGAGCTCAAGGTTCCGTAAAGGCCGACAAACGGGGAGACCATGCCCTTGGCTAGGCTCTTGCCGATAACGCCGGCCGCCTCAGCCCGCGGATCTGTCCTCGACTCCCGGTCACCGGAGAGCGCCTCAAGCATGGCATCGATCTCGCCCCCGGACTGCATCCGAACCTCGCCCCCGGCCTTCATGCCTTCAGGGTTCAGTTGAGCCTCAACCATCGCAGCGTTCATCCCTGGGTAGTACTTGACCAGCTCATCCGCTCCAATCTTGCCCTCCTTAAACGACTGTATATCGGATGATCTTTTCGCCTGGGCTTGTTGGCTCTGCGTATAGGAGGCAGCACCGCCGGACGCGGCGTACCAATTTTTGAGGTCGTGATCAATTGCGCCGCCTTCAGCCTTAGTAATGTCAGGATCTTGTGGGTCAAATGTCCGATTTGAGATAGCAGACTTTAGTTGGGTTGGCTCAAAAACCCGCAGGCCATAGCCCAACATTGGGTCATCCCGATAGTCGATTGCGTCATAGCCCTCTTCTTTCAGCCATTGGAGCAGGGTGTCGCTTGGAACATCGAAGGCCGCAAAGTCATCAGGATCTTTAATCGGGAAGCCCTTCTCCATGGCCTTATTGAGAGTCCAATCCTCAAGATCAGGGTAGAGCATTGGCTTTTCTGTCTTCACAAGAAGGGGCATCACATTAGCCCCCTCCCCGCCGGATCGGATCTTTGCCTTCTCTTCGGCATAAATGCTTGCCGATAACGGGTCATCGGTTACCGATATTCCAAGGACATGGTCATCAGGCGTTTTGGTCTTCCGGAGAGCCGTAATGTCTTTATTTGTCCCGTGGTAGACCACATTCTTTTCTTGGCTACGCTTAAGGAAAGACTCCTTGGCCATCTCACGGGCTATGGATGTGGCTCTCTTGTTGGCCGCCTTCTCTGCCGCCTTCGCAACCTTTGCCAACCCGCCTTTGGCGTAGGGGATACCTGTACCGCCGCCCAATACCTCAGGGGTAACCGCCCCGCCTTTGGCCATTTGGCTTTCGTACCAGGCTTTGAGTTTCAGATCAGGCTTCATTGATGCACCGATAAAGTGATAAGCGAGATTGTCCCGCCTTCATCAATTGCTTGCCACTCAGGATGCATATGGATTTTCCCTCTTCTTCCATGCGCCTGAGTCGATGTAGTCTTCCTCATCGTAGTCTTCCTGAGGCGGCGGGTCGATCTCAAGCCAGCCGGCATCCCGCAGGAACCGCAGCGCCTGGGTGCAGGCATCCACAAAGTCATCATGAGTGGACTCAGGGAAAGAGCATATTTGTGAGACAAAAGGCTCAGCCCAATCCCGGACATAGCCTTCCTTGACCGTGCTCTCCGGTATCCACACCCGCCCTCGAGCAATGATGTTGGACACGATATTGAGCCGCTGGACCTTATCCGCGTTCCCTGGGTTATATGCCCTGACAGGCAAGTGCGCCCGCTGCAAGTCTTGGATCAGGCTGATGCCAGCCGACTTGTCCTCAACCAAGATCAGGTCTACCCGCTTCTTTTCCCTGCCCTCACCGAAGATGGTGTCGTACTCCTCAATGACCTTTGGCCGCAGGTCTGGGTATTGCAGGCGGTCTTGCCAGCAGTCGATCACCATGACCGACATCGGGCCATCCACGGGCTTGAACACCCCCCAAGTAATGCAGGCGGTTGGGTCGTTGATGGTCTTTTCCGTATAGGCGCAGTCATAGGACTGAACGATGTACTCAAACTTGGGAAAGGCTTTCTGAGCCGGCCAGAGCTTGAACATTTCCCGCTTGACGATCCCGGACTCCTCCGGGTCGATGATCTCAGCGTAGATCTCCTGCCTTCCCAGCTTCGTTCCCTCATATTGGAGGATCTGCTTTTGGAAGGAGGGAGCCAGATTGGCCAAATTGTCATAGGTTGAGGCGGTAGTCAGCACCACATCATTGCCCTCCCGCCCTACTAGATCCACGATCAGGTCTTTAGGCTTTGGGGTTGTCGTGCAGATAATCCGGGTTTTCTTGCCTAGTCGCACCCCGAACATGATCTGATCCCAAGCCTCATCGAGGTAGTCCCAGGCGGCCAGCTCATCCAGCCATGCCCCGTGGAACTGTGGCCCCCGGAACCGCTCTGGCTCCGAAGCTGGGATGCCTTTGATCAGGGAGCCGTTAATCAATTTAAGCTCATGGAAGGCGCGGTTGTAATCTGCCACAAGTGAACTGGGTATAACTGATAAAAGCCCTGAGTCCCCTTCAAAACAAGTTGCTCTGACATCGGAGGAGGTTGGTGCGCCCACCAGCCAGCGAGTGCCTTCTTCCTGCCATGCCCACCACCCCACTTGCTCCGCAGCCGTCCTGGTCTTGCCGGCACCGCGGCCGGCGAGCATAAGCCATATCGTCCACCAATCCCCAGCCGGGATAACCTGGTGCCTATGCGCCTTAGATATCCAGTTAGCCCTCCAAGCCCAGGCGACCTGATCCTCAGGCTTGAGTTGAGCGAATTTGGCCTGAGTGTCCGGGTCTTTAAGGATCTCAAGAACTTCATCCATTCCTGATCACGCGGGCTATGTCGGCGGGTGTCATGTGGGGAATCTCTGCCACCTCAGCGCACTTCTCCCTCTGCCTCATGGCGATAAGCCGGCCAACTAGGAGCTCAAACCCCCCAACCTTGATGTCGGGGTGGATCTCATGGATCGCATCCTCGATCTCTTGGTCGGTCATTGAGCCGCCTGTTTCTTCAACTCTAGGTTTTGCAGCAAGCTGTCAAACAATCCCTTGGCCTCTATGGAAGCCTCTACCTTCAACGGGTTGTCCTTATCCCCAGCCAGCTCCATCCGGTCGCCGTACTTCCTGGGCTTGAGCTTTGAGGCAGTCCACTTCCGGGCATCTATCCTCAGGCGCATCCAGTTGATGTAGGCAGAATCAAAAGAGGTATTGCCCTCCTTGTCTGTCTTCTCCATGGGCATCTGATCCGCTATGGCATGAATCTCATCAGCAAGGGTATCGGCCTGATCTTCCCTTGCCTTCGTGTACATATCCGAAAACTCTGGAAATCGGGACAGCCAAAGGTAGACAGTACTCTGTACCGGCATACCCTCTTCTTGGCATATCTGTCTTAGAGCCTCTCCATTTGCTATTCGGG